TGCGCACCGTGTTGCAGGATATGACGGACTCGCTCTACAGCCGCTCTGGCGCGCTGTTCCGCGCTGCTGCAACCGCCGTAGCGCAGGCGCTCACAACTACGCCAACCAGCTACCCGGCGATCTATGACACGCTGCGCGCCGTCGATCCTGCCGTTGTGGATGGCAACCTTGTCGCTGGCTCGGTCACGCCACAGGTAACGGGCTTTGCAGCGTATGTAACCGACTCGATAACGGTGGACGGCGCGAACGGGCGTGTAGTGTCGGCGGTTATCGCCAAGAACGGCGTGGACATCGTTTCATCGCGCATCTCGGTGACGTGCTCTGGCGCGGGTAACAAGGTTTCAGCCACCGGGACGGTTCCGGTGATCGGCGTTGTCGCTGGCGACATATTCACGCTCAAGCTGTCCGTGGACACGGGCGCGAGCATCAACGTGTGGCAGCAGCTTTTGCAAGTACAGGTTGTGCCGACCTTCTCGGCCGTATAAAAAAGAAAAGGAAAACCCGCAATGGAAACTCTCGATCATGATTACACCGTTCACTCGCGCCAGTACGCTGGCGACGAGTCGCTGCTCGTCAAGTTCTTTGTTGATGCGATCAAGGACGAAGCGAAGTCACTGGAGGAAGGCCGTCCGGTGTTCAAGGACGTGGAGTGGATCGACATCCGCATCCCCGGCAACCGCGACAACGTGGTGATCCGTCCGATCCGCGATGAGGACTTGGTGCGCTTCCCGCGTCACTACGCCGCCTTTAAAGCGCGCACCAACGGCATCGAGGGCATCGTCGGCACGCTGCTGGAGTCGTGGAACAACCCCGCGCTCTCCAAGGCGCGCATCGCTGAACTGAACTCGCTCAACATCCGCACGGTGGAGCAGTTGAGCGAATGCCCCGATTCCAACTCGGCGAAGATCATGGGCTTCCAGCAGATCAAGGGCGAGGCGAAAACGTGGATCGCGGCCACCAAGTCGGCCGCGCCCGTGCTTCGGCTAACCAAGGAACTGGAGGAGTTGAAGGCGAACTACGCCAAGCTGTCATCGGACTTTGAACGCCTGATGGCCGAGAACAAATCGAAGAAGTAACCGGAGCACGCCGCCATGTCGCTATACATCTACAAGCCGATACTGACCGAGGTACAGGACGCGTGCGTCCAGTTGAACCTCGTCAAGCCCACGGGTGTGTACGACAGCGCGGATGAAAACGCACAGATCATGGGCAGCATGGCGAACATGGTCGGCCCGATGTTGCAGGACGTGTGGGAGTGGCAGCAGTTCTACCTGCCGTTCAGCATCACAGGTGACGGCCTTACCACGCAGTACCCGTTGCCCGATGACTTCTCGCGCTTCACCAGCGACACGGGCTGGTCGCACGCCAAGCGCCGCCCTGTCATCATCCTGAACCAAGCGCAATACGCGGCGATCAAGTCATGGCTCTCGCAGTCGTTCTTCGTGAACCCCGCGTGCATGATCTCTGGCGACAAGCTGGTGTTCATGACGGCTCCTGCTCTTAACGAGGAGATCACCTTTGAGTACACCAGCAAGAACTGGGTGATAGACGGCAGCGATCCGACTGCGCGCAAGGCTGAACTGACGGCGAACGCTGACACGCCGATGCACGACTCGATGCTGTTCACCACCGCGCTCAAGATCAAGTGGCTTGAAACACGCGGCATGAGCACGGCGGGGGCGCAGCAGGACTTCAACGAGCGGCTCAACCAACTCAAGATGCGCAACAACATGGCGCAGTCGCTGTCGCTCAACGGCGGCTCGTTCACGGGCTTCCGCTACCTCGACTCGTACTGGAACGCGCCCGATACCAACTATGGTGGCCCCGGCTAATGTTCGGCACTCCACAAGTCGTTAAGCGAGCGCTGCAACCGAACAACGTGATGTTGCCGGGGCAGCTTCCTGTCGCGGGTATCAACGCGCGTGACGCGCTCGTCGCCATGGCTCCCACTGATGCCATCGACCTCATCAATGTGCTGTCCAATCCGTATGGCCTGACGGTGCGCCCCGGTTACGAGGAGTTCGCCACCAACCTTCCCGGTAGCACCGCCGTGGAAACGCTGATGAGTTTCTACCCCGCCACGGCCCCGCAATCCGTCACGCCGCCCGCGCTACAGAACAGCATCACCGACATCTTCCAGCCGTCACCGACTGCGGATGTTGCCGTTGATGTCGGCGGTGAATTGTTCGCCTGCACCAACGGGCAGATATACGACATCACCGCAGGGGGCATTGGCCCGTGGGCGGCGCAGCCGGGCGTGACCGCCACGAGCGACATCTGGACATGGATCAACTTCCAGAACGCGGTTGGCAATTTCCTGCTCGCGTGCAACTTCGACGGCGGCTACTACGCCTACGGCGAGGTGGGCTTCTCCAGCGGCTTCTCTACGGGCTTTCGCACCAAGGCTTCGGGCTTCGCCAAGATCGCGGAGGGAACACTGCCCGGCACGATACAGGGCATCAACCCCGACCTGTTCGTGTACATGATGACGTGGAAGCGGCGCAATTGGTTCATCGAGAAGGACTCAAGCCGCGCATGGTATCTGCCCGTGGAGCAGGTCACTGGCGAGGCGCACCAGTTCGACTTCGGGCCGCACTTTCGCCATGGCGGCAGGCTGGAGATTCTGACCTCATGGACGGTGGACGGCGGCGAAGGCATCGATGACTACTTGGTTGCAATCTCGTCACAGGGCGATGTTGTCATCTTCAAGGGCTACGATCCCGACAGCGCTGCGACTGATCCTGCGGCGTTCCAGCTTCACGGCATTTGGTATGTCGGCGCACTCCCCTATGGGCGGCGTTGCGCCGATCCTGTGGGCGGCGATATTTACATCCTATCGGTCACAGGGCTATCGCGCATCTCGCAACTTGTTGCGATGGGCCAGATCGCCAGTGAACTCACCGAGGATTCGGCGAGCAAGATCGATCCGTTGATACGCACGACGATGCAGGACTCGCAGAACACGCCCGGCTGGTTCATCAAGCTGATACCGCACGAGCAGATGATGCTCGTCGGCGTGCCAGAGGTGCTCATCGGAGAAGGCCCAGCGCACCTTGCTTTAAAGATTCGCCAGAAGGCGTGGAGCAAGCTGCTCGACCTGCCCATATCGTACTACCTGAACCACGGCGGTCTGGTGTTCGGCGGCGGTGACGCGCTCGCTTCGACACCAACGGCGGTGGGCAAGGTGTTCCTGATGTTCGACAACGCACTGGACTTTGCGCGCATAGGCGATCCATTGAGCGGCAACCTCGTGCGCTGCCGTGTCACGCCTGCGTACAGCGCGTTCGGCTCACCGGGCCACTTCAAGCGCTACACCATGGTGCGCCCGACATTCGTGACGCAAGGGCCAGTCAGCGTCAAGATCAACGTGATGACCGACTACGGCGCGGGGCAATACTTCAACACGCCAACGCTACCCGCCCAGTTCGGCGACCTGTGGGATAACGCGCTGTGGAACCGTGCGAAGTGGTCAGGCTTTAGCAAGCCGATCCACAAGTGGCTTGGTGTTACAGGCGGCGGCTTTGCCGCTACCTGCCAAATTGACTTTAGCGCATCGGGTGGATCGAAACTGATGAGCATCGACTGGAACGTAGTACCCGGAGGCATACTGTGATTATCTACCCGCAAAACCCGCAGGAAGAAGCCGCGATGATGGCCTTCCTGTCACACTTCGCGCTTGTCGCGCCTACCGCCGATATGAAGTGTATCGGCTGGGAAGAAGATGGCGACCTTAAAATGGTGGTCGGCCTCAACGCGTTTATCGGCGCTGTGTGCCAGATACACGTTGCCATGGCAAAGGGTTTTCACTTCACGCCGCGTGCGTTGCTCACCGAGGTGTTCGATGGCGCGTTCAACCGCTTCAACGTGGCGAAGCTTATCGGCATCGTGAACAGCCTGAACGTGAAGGCCATGCGTTACGATCTGCACCTTGGCTTTAAAGAGGAGCATCGCATGGTCGGTATGCACGACGATGGCGGCGACCTCGTTATACTGTCGATGAGCCGCACCGATTGCAAGTACCTCAACCGCAAGCCTCTCATACTGGTGGCCTGATATGACTCCATCACAAGTATCGCCAGCGCCCGTGCTCCAAGCCAACGCGCCGATGAGTTCGATGAACGTAGCGGCAGGTATCGCGCCCATGGGCGCACGCCGCTCATTCGACACGCACGGGCTTGAGCCGTGGCTCCAGCAGCAAGGTGCGAGCGCAACATCATCGCCGATCAGCGATGCGCTGCGCGGCACGCCTGCGCCGATGTCGGCGGGTGGACAGCCGTGGTGGCAGGGCTTGCAGGATGCGCAGGATGCGAAGAACGCGGCGGCTACTGCGGCACGCCAACAAGCAGCGGCACAAGCGGCGGCGGCGAAGGCCGCTGTACCCGCGCCCGATCCATACGCTTCCAGTGGCAGCGGCGACCAAAACTACGGGTGGTAACCATGAACCATTTTTATATGCTTCCAGAGCGCGCCTTCCAATCACTCGGTGGGCGCATGACCCTTGAGGGTGGCGGCAAAGGTGGGCAGCAAGCCGCGCCCGACTACCGTGGCGCGGCCATCGAGCAGGCGCAAAGCGGCAAGGAGAACCTTGCCATGCAGACGGCGGCGAACCGTCCGACGATGAACACGCCGTGGGGGCGCATGGACTGGTCGCAGTCGGCTGGTGTCGATGCAGGCACAGGCACACCTATCACCAACTGGACTGGCAACCTCTCGCTCTCGCCCG